ATTAGTAAAGGTACATTTCCAGTTGAACGCAATTCGTTGTAATCATCTAAATAAGTGGCAATTCTTATTGATTCAGTTCCATTGCCTACTGATATTACATTAATGGAAGTATTTGGTCCTTGAGCATCAAGCAAAGCACTCGGACTCGAAGTCCCAATGCCAATCGAATTAGTAGTCGTATTCCCCGCATCAGTAACCTCTTGAAGGGTTGGAGTGTCAAGCACTAATCCGCTAAGGTCTGCGGTCACTGTATTACTTGCTGAATCGGTAAGCGTTAAAATATTACTTCCGTCAAGGACTAAACTCGTGTTTGTCGTGTTTGTATCGTCTAAAAACCCGCTAAGGTCAACGCTTGAATTCGTACCTGAAATCGTAAGAATAGACCCAACAAGTGTTAAAGTTTGGTCTCCGTCTTGGCTTATAATCGTAGTACCTCCCGAAGTTGGAAAACTACCTCCGTTAAATATACCCATTTACTTTATATTTTTTGTTACTTGTTTATGTCGTACTTAGTCCCCTTAATAGATAAAAAAGCCTTTCTCCTATCTTTACTCAATTCCTCAATACTCTCAATCTTGTAATATTTAACGCCAAGCTCGTCCTCGTATTTTATAAAATAAGACTCGTTTAAGTCCGTTCTGTATCTTATAATAAATTCTACTTCTCTCTCACCAGTGACTTTTCCACTATGCTCTTCGTTGTCGTTTGATTTTGCGTTCTTTACGACCTTACACCAACAAGACCCTAAACTTGAGAAAGTGTTTAGAGTCCCACCAATAGAGTCCGCACCCACTTGGCGGACCTTAAATTCTATTCTTTCGTCTAATTGACCGATTTTGGTTCGCTTCATTTTATATCCTTCTTATTGAAACTTGGTTGAGTAATCTTTGAGAAGCGTTGACCTTTATATTTGGTCGGTCCTCTCTATTTTCGTACATTTCCGAAACTATCAAAAAGAGCGCTTGCTTCATTTGTTTAGGAAGCGCAGATTCTAATTCCCCAGCATTATAGGTGATTTTATACGACTTTCTTAGATTAGTTTTTAACCTTGTTCCTAAGCCGTTTGTAACACTAACAATTGAACTTGTTACATCTTCAGATAAACCCGTGATTTCGTCAATCTCTAAAACCTCAGTTATTGAGTTGACTGGATTCATTGCAAGAAAAACCTCTTTATCGTTTTTATCTGCAGTTACATACTCCTCGAAATCTTGAACTCCAAAAGCTCGACTTGTGTAGTCTTCTATATAGTTCATAGCTGCATCAATATAAGACTCAATAAGTGAATCTTCAATATTATGCTCTACTCTCAAATGTTCCTTAACATCTGACAAACTTACAAGCGTCTTGGAGGTTAGTTTCTTAATCATTGGAATAAATATTTATAAAATTATTTTTGTGTTTTTCTTGGTCTGCCTCTCTTCTTTTTAGCGGGTGTAGCCTCTGCGGTTTCAATTTTATTTTCAAAAGATACTACCGCCTCCTCGATATTTAATTCTTCCTCATCAGGACATGGCTCTCCATCTTTGCAGTCGTCACAATTACAAGGCTTGAATCTTTCCGCATAATCTATTTTTATATATCGGTTTGCCACATAGTTCGGGACATCTATAACCTCGTCTTTGTTCCCGCCATATTCACCCATTAGGGTTTTTAATAATTTGATTTTCATATACCTTAATCTTTTTACCACCAAAGGGGAAGCTCATATCTGATGAACCTCCCCGCTTGGATTTATAATATTAAACTTCTATTAAGAAGCTGCCATTGTCAAAGCTCTGAAAGCTGCAGCATCAAGAACCGCAGAGTCAAATCTTGTGTAACCTAAGAACGCAACTTGTAAGTTGTCAGCATAACGCTCGTCCAATCTACGGAAAGAATATCCACCCGCTTGACGAACAACAAACTTAGAGAAGTCACAAACTGCAATAGGGTTAGCAGATGCGCCAATGTTAGGCATCGCTGGGTTAACCATTACAGGAACGCCCTCGATAGTATCAGGCTCTCCAAGTGTAGCGTTACCAACTTGATAAAGTGGTCTGTCGTCACCAGTTCCAAAAGCAAGTTTACGAACCGCTGCTAAAGTAGCGTCGTTCATTACGATACGGAAAGATGGGTTCGCTCTATATGCCTCATCTACTGAGTGGATAAGGTCAACGATGTCATCTCTTGTGATTGCATCAGTAGCTGCAGCAGTAACACCCGTAGTAATACCATTCATGTACCCCGTTGGGTTTGCTCCAGTTCCATCGCCATTAGTCAAACCAGCTTGAAGTGCACGACCAAAACGGTCAGCAAAAATCCCGCTTAGTTGACCTACGATATTAACATCGTTATCCTGAATAAGCTCAATAGATAAAAGAACCATTGAACGAAGCATATTTGCACCGATTGAAACATTAGCGAAAGTCATGTCCGTAGGAGAAACAAGCGCAGATTCTGCACCCCATCCAGCGGTAACAGTTGTCTCATCTAATGTAGGCATGTCAATAGTACGCCCGTGTGAAGTTTGAACAAAATTACAAACGCCCAAGATTGAAACATAGTGCTTCAAGTTTTTGTATAGGCTTGATTCGAACTCGTCAGGAACAATATAACCGCCATTAGCGTCAGAAGTAGAAACAAGGTTAGCACGAACCTCAGGATTTAATCCATAAGAACCATTACGAATGTATGCCTCATAAGCGTCAACTTTAGAAATCTCTTGCTTAACCTCTTCAACTACAACCTCGTTAGCTGCAAATTGAGAAGCTCTCTCCTCTAATGCGATAGATGCTTGAATATTGTCAAGCTCTTGAATAAGCTCATTGGAACGAGTCACTTCCTCAGTAGTCAATGCTCTTCCTTCAACTTGTGATAAAGAACGAAGCTCGTTTTTGATTGTTGCTTCATTCTCCTTTAAGAATTTCATTTTCATAATTAAAAAATAGAAAATTTGTTATTAAATGTATTTAAGTAAGTTTTGAGGGAAAACATTGGACTCATCCGAAGGTTCATCCTCTGCCTCAACCTCGTTGGTCGAATTTTCATTAATAGCCTCGACTTGCTCTTCATTGTCTTGGACATCGTCCGAATGAATAAACTCCTCGAAGTTTCTTTTTGTTAGCTCAGTAGCCTCATAAGCTGGAAGCGAAACTATGCTAATCTCGAATAAATCTTTTATCTTTTCAATGGTGCGAATGACATTTCCGTCACGCTTTTCCCAGTTGTCCTTCTCTACAGTAAACCCAAAAGAATTGCCTTTTAAGTCCCCACGCTTAACAAGCTCGTACACGTCACGCCCCAAAGTTGTGTCAGGCAGGTCAAGCTCGAATCTTACTCCTCTCTCATCTTTGTACAATTGCAATGTCTCAGAGGATTGACGCCCTAATACATTACTATAATCGTGGTTATAGAGTGCTAACACATCGCTATTCCTCTCTAGGGCTTCGTCTAATGCGTTAGGAGATACGAACTCAGTAAAACCGCCTAAATCTCTTGACTCAGAATTAAAAACGATTGCGTAGCCTCCTACGACCATTCTGTCCTCCTTCTCTTCCTTGTTGTATGCTCTTAGCTCTGTAGATGGAAAAAAACTTTTATTCTTCATTATCTTCTATATTTGTGTTTTTGTTAGTTCCTTCCTCGTTTGGGTTGATTGTGTCCTCTATGCTTATGTATTGTTGTTGAATAAAGTGCTTAGTTGAACCTTCCGTATTGAGTGGCTTCATACCCTCCGCAAGCCTAACCTCATCGACTGAAATCGCCCCAATGTGGAATAAGTTTTTAAGATATTCACCTCTTGTCTTGGTGTCGCTTTTAAGTAATTGGTCCAAGTCGAACTTAACACAAATCCCCGCCATTTTATCCGCTTCGCTTAATAGCTTTCGAGATAGCTCACTTTCTAACTTGTGCAAGTGTTCTTGTATTGTATGCCTAACAAAAGCCAAAGTCAAAGACTCAACATTCTGAAGAGTGGACTTAGAAAGGTCTTGAAGTAAGAATGGAGGCACACCAAATAAACGAGAAAACTCTCCAGTCAACCATAGATTAACATCAGTCAATCCAGCGTCTTGCGGAGTGCTTGTTAATTGCTCGTAAGTCATGCCCTCGTCCAATATCAATTGCTTCCCAGCCTTCTCGCTTCCGCTATATCTACTTAAAGAGCTTTTTAGACGCTTATAAGCTGAATCCGACAATGATGCGGGGTGCTTTACTATACCACTCATAAAACCACCATTCTCAAAGTATGTTTTAGCAAACATCTGAGTATTAAGAGCAATTTCAAAAAGCCTTCTATTTGTTTCCAGCGTAGAATACCCAATGAACCCGTTAGAAGTAGAACCCATAACATGAAGGACCTCGTCTGCACGATATGACTTTCTCGAGGCGTTTTTAACCTCATATCTAATCGAGTTATTTTTAAGGACCTTAACCGTTACTCTATCGGGGTGAATTAACTCAATTGATTCTACATTGTATGACTGGTCTCTTCTTATTAATGCGAACCCATTACCATGCAATAAAACATTGGTCATAAATGCTTGAAAAAATGTGACTTTATCAATTGTTTGATTAGGCTCATAATTTAGATAATACTCTAACCCATGCCCCTCAATTTTTTCGAAATACCTTTCGCGCTTTTGCTTTATGTCGATAGGAAGCCCCGCAATCGTGGAAGCTAAAACATTCACCGCCCTACGGACGGAAGGAATAGACAAGACAGTCAGCTCATTAACTGAAAGGTCATTGTTATGAATAGACTCAGCAAGGAAGTCGCCTAAGCTAACATTTGGATTGTTTAAACTTAGCTGACTCCTTGACTCGCCTTTATTATTAATCTTGAAAAAATCGAATAGTCCCATATAATTGTAATTACAAAACACAATATAAGGTATAAAAAACAAAGGTGCCACGACTTTAAATCATAGCACCCCAAACAAACAATAAACAAACAACTATATTAAGACCCACACGCCTCGCAGTCATCAGGATTGTCTAAATTGCAAACAATCTCCCCGCTTTCAATCTTTGCATCTGCCTCGGCTAATCGGTCACTCATGAAATCAAATCCGAACTCATCGTCATCCTCTGCGCTTTGTTGAGCTGCGCCTGAGTTCTCTAAGGGAACGAAATTCCCATCCTTTAAAGTGAAAAGCTCATTAGTCTCGTTGTTAATGAATAAACCTTCATCTAATTTAGTTAAATATGACATCTTGTATTAAAGTTTAAAAGTTTGAAATTAAAAAGTTCTTCTACTGCCAAAGCCCCAATTAAGGGGCTAAGGTTTTATTGTTTTTTAGTCTTTCTCCTGTAGACATTAAATCCTGTAAAAGTATATCCTAAAATTTTTAGGTCTTCTGTTGCATAAGCTCGAATCGCACTAAATTCAGGATTTTTAAACTTGCCTAAAGTGTGCTTATCTAATATATTATGATATTCATTAAGAGTTAAGCAAGAATATCTTTCTACTTCATCGGATATTGACTCAGCACAATTCTGCAAAATGTGCCATTCAATATTATTAGATTTTACACCGATTCTTTTTTCATACTCTAAAACTTTAGCTTCAATACTTGTCATAATAAATAGTTTGTTTTGTTAATGATAGCACTAAGTTATAAAAAACCCTAACACTATGCAAGTATTAGGGCAAAAAAAGTTTATTTTTTTTCAAAAGCTAAGTTAAAATGGTGCGTCAGCTCCTTTGCTGGGCGCATTCCCGCTTTGTTGGTTGGGCTTCCAAGTGTCTAACTCAATATAAGCCTTTCCACTTTGTGAACGCTTAACATTTAGATTAACCCACCCGTTGTCTACATTATCCTCAAGGAATTTAATAGCTTCCTCAACTTTAACGGAAATAGAGCCGATAACAAAATCGGGAGCGTTATCTCTGCGCTTAAAAATAAATCCGTCCGCAAAAACTTTTT